TGATACTGTAAATAGTTTTAATGCAAGAGACTTTATCAGTATCGAAAATTATGATACAAGTGAACCAATATATTTACGTATTCCGAAATGGGTACAACAAACTTTGAAATCAGAATTAGGTAAACATCAAACAGAAAACTTTGAGACTTACAATTCTGCAGTTGGAGTAAAAAGAATGTTAGAAACTAAATTTATTAAATTAGAAAGGAAAAGAATAGATGAGTGGTTTAGAAAACATGAGAAGCAATACTAATAAATTTTATGAGAAAGTAGAGGGTGAATACATTTTAGATTTAAAAGGGGTAGAGACCCACTGTATAGTTAATTCTGATAGGTATGATGACATATACAAGAAGCCTACTATCTCTTACCATTTTACATTTGAAAATTATAAGCTAAAACAATTAGGCGATGATGACCTACATACATATGAGCCTACGAAAGTTTGCCCTACGAGTGGGGTGAAAATGGTTAATTTTAAAAGAAAGCCTGAATATAGATTGCCTTTTAGTGAGACAGGATATAAGTCCCACTTTTCAGGGTTTATAGACATGAGTAGCATGAACTTTCTTGGTGCTGATGATGTAGTTGTAGAGGTTAGTAAATGGATGATGATAGATGCAGGAATAAAAAGAAAGAAATATTTCTGTCCGAAAAGATTTGCAGATGTTCCTATTGTCAGTATAATAAAAAAGATATGAGATTTGTTTTTGTAGTATTATTATTTATAACAGGATGTAGTTATAGTTTTAAAACTAACAAGGACAATAAAAATAATCTAGTAGCTAAGAATCAGCCCGTTGTGGAAAATAGAGAAATAACAGTTGAAGAGCTTGGGGAACTACCAAGATTAGAACAAATTAAATTAGAAATGCAAGAAAGGTTGGCAAAAATAAAAAATGAATAAATATTATATACAAAGACTAAGTGCAGAAACATGTGAGGATGTATTAAAAAAATATAATCCTGATGACAAACAAGATGTAATTATTGTGAGAATGTATGATGAGCCTTTTGATTTAAAAGTTAAAATCAGAGAAGCAATGTCGGAAGATGAGTTTGAAACTTTTAGAAAGTTAGTAAATGGTAGTGGTGAGTTCAGAGATATCATAGACATTATCATGAAGAAAAAAGAGCAAGAAACTCAAGAAGTTATAATCAACAAACAAGCCGAAGAAAACAATCAGTAATCTAACATATGTTAGAAAAGAGGGAGAGAGTCTTGCCCGAGACTAATGGGAATGTTCGTAAATATTTATTAAAGTCTTTACTTAATAAAAAGTTCTACAACAAATTTCAAAAATATAATTTAGGAGATATTTATAATCATAATATCTATAAGTGCATAGATTTAATCTACAAGCATGACAAAGAATTAGAATCAATATCTACCGAATACCTTGCTGATTTTTATGAAAAACAATACGGCTCACGTATGGGATTCAATCAGTTAAGTGGTGATAAAGATATTATTTTTGGATTAGACAGAGTAAAAGAACCTAACGAAAAGACTGTAGATTACATTTTAAATCTTACACATAAGCAAAAGAAAGCAGAAGAACTTACCAAGAAAAGTTTTGCCCTGGTTAATAACCCTGATAAATATGACTTTTCCGAGATAAAAACCTTTGTTCAAAATATTGGTGGAATACAAAAAGAGTATGAAAGCAAAATGGACAGAGTGGATTTAGACCCTCTACAACTAATTGAAGATGAAGAAAAGTTTGGCAATGTTAAATTTAATATTAAAAGATTACAAGACGCTACACACGGAGTGGGTGGTGGTAATTTTGTAGTTGTCTTTGCTAGACCTGAAGCAGGGAAGTCTGCGTTTTGGATTAGTTTAGTTGCTAATAAAAATGGTTTTGCAGAGCAAGGCAAGAAGTGTCATGCATTTATAAATGAAGAACCCGCTAAAAAAATATTATCAAGATTAATTTGTTGTTGGACAGGAATTGTTAGAGATTTAATTAAAGAAAGAATAGATGAAGTTAGAAAAGAATGGAAGAAAGTAAAAGATAATATTTTTATATATGATTCTGTGGATGTCAGTATGGATGATTTAAATAATTATTGTGAAGAAAATGAAGTAGATATTATTATCATTGACCAATTAGATAAAATAAATATCCGTGGTAGCTACAATGCACAACATGAAAAGTTAAAAGAAATATATAAACAGGCAAGAGAGTTAGCTAAAAGAAATAATGTTTTAGTAATAGGAATCAGCCAAGCAAGTGCCGAAGCACATAATCAACAAAGAGTAGATTTTAATTGGTTGGATAATTCTAAAACAGGAAAAGCAGGAGAGGCAGATTTAATTATTGGTATTGGAAAGCCTAGAGATTCTGATAAAGATTATGATAGGTGGTTATACTTATCTAAAAATAAATTAACAGGGGAACACATTGATATTGAGTGTTCGCTAAATCACACACTATCGAGGTATGAATGATAACAACACTAGATGTAGAGACTACGTATCAAGAGGGAGACCCTAGCCCTTATAATGAAAATAATAAATTAGTATCTGTCGGTATTAATCAAGAATATTATTTTTTTAATCACAAAGATAATCCTAATGGGCATGATAACTTTGATAAGATTCAAGCTATATTAGATGAATCTACTTTAGTTATTGGACATAATTTAAAGTTTGATTTGAGTTGGATGTATTGGCAAGGTTGGAAATATAAGGGTGATATTTATGACACAATGCTAGGTGAGTACATAATTAGAAGAGGACAAAAGGTAGATGAACATAATAAATTAATATCTTTATCTCTGAAAGAATCTTGTAAAAGAAGAGGTCTTGGAACTAAGTCAGATATATTATCAGCATATACAGATGATGGATTTGGTATTGATGAAATACCTATGGAAAAATTAGAAGAGTATGGCCGTATGGATGTAGAGATAACTTACAAACTATATCAATCTCAGATACAAGATTATCAAAGACAACATAATAAAAAATTAATACCTACAAGAAATATGATGAATCAATTTTTAAGAGTAATCATTGACATGGAAATGAATGGTAATTGTATTAACGTAGATAACTTAGCAGACATAGAAAAACATTTAACTGAAGAACATTATAAATTAAAAACAGGTATAGCCGAAACAATTAAAGAAGTTATGGGTGATACTAATATCAACATATCTTCCGGAGAGGATTTATCAAAAGTAATTTATTCTAAGAAAGTTCATGACAAAGATATATGGGCTAAACTATTTAATATAGGAACAGACAAATATTCAGGTAGGGCAAAGAAAAAACCCTACATGACAGACCCACAGTTTAGAGGGATTGTAGATAAATACACAGACCCTGTTTATAAAACCATAGCTAATGTTTGTGAGCAATGTAAAGGTGTTGGCTTAGTTAGATTAATGAAAGTAGATGGAACTCCTTACAAGTCTATGAACAAATGTAAAAACTGTGGTGGTGAGGGCAAACTCTATGTAGAAACAGATGCTATTGCAGGATTTAAATATAAACCTTATTCTTATAAAGATACTTGTGATGGTGGATTTAAAACAGATAAGTTTACTCTAGATAGAATCAGCACGTTTGGTCGTGGTAAAATAAAAGAGTTTGTAGATTCTTTAATGAAGTTTAGTGCTAATGAAAAACTACTGAATACTTTTGTCTCTGCATTGAAAGATAATGTTAGACCGAGTGGAATACTTCACCCTTCTTTTCACCAAGTAAGAACTGCCACAGGAAGATTATCAAGCTCAGACCCTAACTTCCAAAACTTACCAAGAGATGGTGGTATTAAAAAAGTTATTATTTCTAGATTTGATAATGGTAAAATATATGAAGTAGACTTTGCACAGTTAGAATTTAGAACTGCAGTATTCTTAGCACAAGATAAGCAGGGCATGGAAGATATTGCAAACGGTGTAGATGTTCATCAATACACTGCAGATATTATTGGATGTTCAAGACAAGAAGCTAAAGCGCATACATTTAAACCTTTGTATGGTGGAATCATGGGTAATGAAAATGAGAAAAAATACTATAAAAAGTTTTTAGAAAAATATAAAGACATAGCTTTATGGCATCAGAACTTAGAACAAAGGGCTATTAAATATAAATTAATATCCATACCGAGTGGCAGAGAATATCATTTCCCCAATGTATACAGAACTAAATGGGGTGGTTGTAGTCATTCAACTACTGTAAAAAATTATCCTGTTCAGGGTTTTGCTACTGCAGATATAGTTCCCATAGCTTGTATAAATGTTTGGTCTTTGATGAAAGAGAGAAATGTAAAAAGTTTAATTATCAATACTGTCCATGATTCTGTGGTGATAGATGTATATCCTGGGGAAGAAGACACTATTGAATCTATAATTAAAACAGGATGTAGTAGAGTGAAAGATTCTTTACTACAATATTATGATTGTGATTTCAACGTGCCGTTAGATATCGAAATTAAAAAAGGTTCTAACTGGCTTGACTTAGAGGTCGCATGATATACACTTTAAATAAATAGGAGACAAATATGTCGAATGAAATAACAAACCTAGATAACTTATCTTCAGACAAGATTATGAGTTTTATTGGTCAAGATGCATCAGTAGACCCTAAACTTGCTAAGTTATCTATCAACAAACAATCTGAAGATGATGCAGGAAATAAACTTCAAGTAGGAACTTTCAGACTTGATGGCACAACTGCGGGAACTATAATTGGAAAACCCATATTGTTTAGACCTTTACTTACGACTTATCAATACAAAAAGTATGATGAGGACAACGAAGAAAATAACTACAAATCTGTAATGTTTACGTCATGGACAGACCCGATTCCTGATACAAACGGTACGCAGAAGTGTGGTAGTGTTGCAAAAGCAGATAGAGACAAACTAGACCCCATTGAAAAGTTAGAGCAAAACAAGATTACTTGCTATAAACATACGTGGGGATTAGCTACTATGAAAGGCGTATCACCTGAAGGTAAAGAACTATCTGTAGAAAATGAACCTGTGTTATACACGGCAAGAGGTACAAACTTTCTACCTATTGTAGAAGTATTGCGTGGTCTAAGTAAACGTGGGAAGATAATGTATAATAGTATTCTAGAGTTTTATGATACTGAAAAGCAAACTAGAGGCTCTAATACTTGGTATATTGGAAAGATACGAGACACTTTCAAACATGCTGAATTCACAGAACAAGACAAAGAAACTTTAAAAGGTTATCTTGAGATTGTAAAAAGTGAAAATGATTATGTATTATCTGAACATAAAGCAAAGCAGAAAGCTACAAGTGAGGTATTAGACGATGACATAGTTGCAGAAGTAAATCAATAATGACGTTTCTAGAAGAGGTTAAGTCTCTTTTAGTAGAGGCACAAAGACGGCCAATAGAGATTCCTAAACAAGTTCAGAAAGAATTTGCCAAAGATTGTTTAACTGCTGTTCACAAACAATTTACAGATGATAGAGAATCTGAATTTAGAATTAGGATGTCAAATGTTGGTCGGCCTTTGTGTCAATTGCAAATGGAAAAGAAATATTCTACAGATTCTTCAGTAGGATATGCAGATAATTATAATACTAAATTAAGAAATTTATACGGGGATATAATAGAAGCAGTTATAGTCATGCTTCTTAAAACAGTTAAAGCAAAGATAGAAGGACTTCAAGGTAAAGTAAGATTAAAAACAAAATACTTTGACATTAAAGGAACTTATGATATTATAATTGACGATAGAGTTTACGACATCAAGTCAGCTTCTTCTTTCTCATTCCGAAATAAGTTCGGTCAAGGTTTTCAATCAATTGCTAATGATGACATATTTGGATATTTGCCACAAGGTTATTTATATGCCGAATCTTTAAATAAAAAATTTGGTGGTTGGATAGTAGTTAATAAAGAGACAGGGGAAATGTTAATTACAGAACCCCCGCATGATGATGAAGATTACAAGAAGGATGCACTTGCTAGGGCCAATAACAATATCAAGGCTCTCATGGAAGATAAACCTTTTGAGAGACAGTTTGAATTAAAGAATGAAAAGTTTGGTAGAAATGAAACAGGGAATAAGATATTGGGGACAGTGTGTTCCTTTTGTCAATACAAGCACAAGTGTTGGGGTGAAGAGATTCAATATCTCCCACAACAACAATCTAAGTCTGCTAATCCCTCTTATCACTGGTATGTCGAACTTAATAATCCAAGGCAGGTAGAAAGTGAAAAGAGTAAATAAGAATGATGATAATGTAATCACTATATACGTTAAGCCGTATAGTGAAAATAAATATGCTTGTGGTGTAGACCCCGAGTATAAACCCGATACTCCCGAAAAAGAAATGGCCTATATTGTAGCTCTAGGTCTTAGACAAATATCCATTGATGACCCTGATTTAGTTTATGGATTAGGTAAAGAGATGTTTGATTTAGAAAAAACTGAAGAAGAAAATAAAATAATTCAATTAGAAGAGTGGAGGAAGAAGTTACACTAATGAAATATAAAAGTGATTTTACTTGTGATTTAATACAAGGCAAGGTAGGTGAAAAACTTATCGGTGAGATATTAGAAGGTGATAAAGTTGAGGTTAAATCTGAAATAGATAAATGGATTAAGAGTGGTAACCATTATTGTGAATACAAAAGCCGTGGAAAAGATAGTGGTATAAGCACAACTGAATCTAAATATTGGGCTGTTAATTTTTATAAAGGTAAGAAGTTTTGTTTTGCTGTGTTTACAGAAACGGCAAAAGTAAAAAAGATGATAAAAAATAATAAGTATAGGTCTGTTCCTGGGGGTGATAATAATACATCTTGGGGTTGGCTAATACCTATTAAAGAGTTGGTGGATTACAGTAACTATGAGAATAATTAAAGACCCATTTACAGGAGACTTACTACTATCTCTAGATTCTTTTGAATCAAAGCAAGTAAAGGACAAAGGGTATGTAAAGATATCCACTAAAACAAATTTCTTTGGTTATCTAAAAATATTGCATGATGATTTATCTGCAATTATTACAGAAGAACTAAGAAGCATCCAACTAAATAAGGAGAAACAAGAATATGCAAAAATACGAAATAAGTCAAAAACTAATACAAGCAATAGTTAATTTTTTATCCACACTTCCGTGGAATCAAGTTAATCAAATATTAGGTTCTATTGCGTCAGAGGTAAAAGAAAATGAAGAAAAGAGTATCGCCAAAGAAAACAAAAAATGATTTTGTTCTTTATAATCTTGATGTGTGGTATTGTGCTGAGGACAATAATTTTTATTGGGATGAGGACTGTATTGATTCTGAAGAACTTATCAGAGTTTTTAAGGACAAGTATGGGATATCCAAATATTATGGATTTAAGCCTGATGAGAATGACCCTTGGGAAGGTACTCACATTGAAGAGAATACACTAAGAACACCGTTGCCTTTTATTCTAAAGGCACTTACAAAACATTTACAAGAACATACAAATAAAAGTTATAAGAGTAGTCAGGAACTATTGAATAGACTTATTGCGTAAACCCTAATTTTTTTTTAGCGTTTAAATCATCATCAAAAGTTTCCCCACCTCTTTGATGAAATTTTTTCCATAACTGAAAAGCACTATCATTGTTTTCTTTTGCTAAATTAACGTGGCCTTTATCTGCAATTTGCATTAAATAGTTTCTGGCAACTGAAGTTTCAGCAGGTTCAGGGTCAGACATAATCATATTAACAACTGTTAAAGCTCTTTCAGAATCAAAATCTAAGTCTAGGGGGGTTCTTGATGTTTGTAGCCAAGAAGGAGTGTTATTTTTTGCTAAGTTAGAATATCTATTTTTTGCAACTTCAAAAGAATTGT